CATTGCTAACTCCAAATAAGGTTTTAAGTTGCACTATTTAGTGCAGGATTGGGCCAGCGCCCCTACGCTCCAAATCGAACTGACTTAACGCGGAGATTTGTACTGTCGTAACCTTGCATCTGAGCAACCTTTGCCCTAGCAAGTTCACGATCAAATAGTTGCCTGTAATAGGCCGCACGATTGGGGTCGTACCATTCGGTATTCGCCATCATGCAAAGGAAGTGTTTGGCTCCAGTCTCAATAGCAGTGCGCCATCGAACACCTAGCTCGTAAGGAATCGTAGTTGCATTTTGCTTAGGCTTTAAAGCAAGTCGGCACTCTAGTTCTTCATCAGCCAAGGGGATGGGTGACAATCTCGTGGTTAATATGCCGTCTGTGGAGTAGTAAGTAGGAACACCCCATCGAGTCTCATCCTCTGGATCACCCTGCTGCTGATAAATCTTTCTCACTTGAACTGGAATTAACTCAGCACCCTTTCGAGATATGGATATTAACTGCACAAGTTCTGCGTTTCTTGGAATGGGAAGATCATGTTCTACTTCACCAGCATATAAATCCAAGGTATCTTCCGTGTGCTCCCAAATGAGGGTTCGCTCACACAACTCAGAAGTTGCCCTACGAAGTGAATGGATAATAGTGAATGAAGGTGCGCCTTGAATCTCGACAACAACGTCAGGTACAAGGTCTTCTAACTTTATATCAGCCATGGGTATTCCTAAGAGTTAACTGCATCTGCGCCTTGAACTGCTCTCATCTGCGCACTAGAAGCGTCGATCTTGGATTTAACACCCAATGAAGAAGCGAAGCCCATCATATGAACTTGAGCACGAGTCGCATTGCCTGCAAACTCAGCGTCTTTGTTATAGGCTCGATACAGAATAAAATCCAACAGAGCATTGGCGTATATATCATCTATACCTATCATCGTAGTTGCGGCTGCTGCATTGAACGTTTCGTCTGCATTTACAATCGAAATTTCAGCGGGCAATGTTGAATAGATAATCTCTATCCTTGCTAAAGAATTAGGTCGGGGGTACAAATAAAATGTCTTGGGATCGCGCTCGTCATAAACAAAATGATCAATGTTCGTTGAAGGCGTGGCGTTATGCCATGCAGGAACTTGATCATCAAGAACAGATCGTTGGATTAACCGAGCAGCTTTAAACGTGGAAGTTGTTGCGGTGTTCCGAGTAACTTCCATCAACCTCAACCCGTTAGCTGGAATAGTCTGCTTAGAAGATTCTGCGACAGGAGTAAACTCTTCGTTAATAGTATTGGCATCAGGCCGATACAATATGACTTCTTTATGAGCATCGTTTAACCAATACTGAAGTTCAGAGTTTGGCCACCGCGTACCTGACGAGCCGGTATCTTGTAATACGATCTTAGCTCGGTTAATAATATCTTTGGCTAACGTGACGGCCATGGATAACTCCTAGATTAACTTTCCACTTGAATCGCATGATAGCCATTCAGGATTTAGTTCAGCCCATGGAACGGTGGGGTAAGGAAAACCATCAACAGGATTCCGAACAAACTGAATACTGGCTTTTTTCTTTGGCTGCTTGGTTTCTTTCTTCTCAACCGCTGGCTTATTCAGACCCAAAGCCGACATGACCATTTCCGTAGCATCGGCTCTTAGCTGGCTGGCCTTGATGCGTTTATCCATATCGATACTGAAATGCTGCTTAACGTAGCTTTCAAGAGAATCTTTCGACATGGTTTCAATAAGTTTTAGATCTGCTTCAGATACCGCAGACTCGATTTTTAGAGCTTCACCTTCTGACATAATCGTTCCTCAAAAAAAACCCCCACCCCGAACGAATCGAGATGAGGGTATTTGCTTACTTCTTGGCGTTTAACAAAACAGCAGAAGTAGGTTGTACGACTTTGTAGCCGTATACTTTTAAACCACGGATGGCATCACCGAAACGGCTTTCCAAACGTAGGGTTTCAGTCTTAACAAACTGGCTAGCAAACGTAGCGAACTGGGTAGTACCACCCATGATCTTGTACTGAGCATCAGCATCAACAGCTGCCGCAACAGCACCATCGTCACCACGAATAGGCAAGTTGTTAGACTGGTAGATCGTAAAGCGATCAATGATGCCTAACTTACCATTACGCGCAATCGAGGTAGAATCACCTGATTGGTTAGCGTTTTGGAGGTCTGACTTCTTGATCATTGAACAAATCCAAGGTGGTAGAACCAACCAACGACCAGCTTCAGGCTGATCAGCTTCGTCCAACTTGTTACCCATATCAATGATATGATCGATAACGTTAGCCTTAGTGATCTGCTGAGCAAGATTATGAGTAGCTCCGCCAATGATATTGCCAGCAGCAACGCCACTGTAAATACCACCTAACACATCGCTATCAACAGCAATCTTCATACGCTCACCAGCATCACGAGTTGCCTCGTTCACTAGCTGAATATCAGATTGAGCCATCAATACATCGTCAACCTTGAAAGCAAACATCTTAGCTTTGTCGATTAACAACTCTAGCTCGGTATCGTTAAGATCCGCATAGCTAGTGATTGGTGTTGCGTGAGCTGGATCGTAATCCGAGATACCCACAGTTGGTGTGTGGCGAACATGAACCTTGCTACCGTGGCCAGAAATATCGCCTTGGTAATCAGTGTTACAAATTGCGTCTAACACAGTAGACTTGTAGAAGTTTGCTAGTAATTTCTTACTCCATACTTCAGGTATAAACCGGCCACCTGAGCCGTCTGCAAATGGAAGTGCCATTGCCCTTCTCCTTGTTTAGAAAATAAATTTTCGAGTCAGGAAAGGGAATCAATCCTAACTCGTCATAACTGACCGGATAACATGGCCTGATCAATTTGATCGGCATGCTTTTCATACTCAGAAAGACTCATGTTTTTAATTTGTTCACGAGTAAACTGAGTAGTCTTTTGGCCAGTGTTGTTGGAACGAACAGATGAAACAGCCGGATCAGCCGCCTTCTTTGCATCGTCCAAAAGCTGCTTTTGCTTGTCCGCTTTAGCGTTCACGGGACTAGCACCTACAGCCTCTTTGTACGAGGAGAGCATCCAAATAACCGATTCAGGGTTGCCTGTGATGAGGATGTCTTGAATCTCTTTAGGTTGACGAGAACTCCAGCCCTGAAAGTCAGGTGTATCAACGATGTCGTAGGCGTCTGCATGACCTTCAATGATGGCTTCTCGATGAGCTTCTTGTGCCGTTTTACTGGCCGAGGCTTGTCGGGATTTCTCCATTTCGGATAGCTGCCCACTCATCTTGTTGATGAGCTGCTGTTGATTGCGAATGTTACTTACGAGTGGATTGAAGTCTTCACCATATTCATTAACGAACGATGAAAGGTCATCAGCCTCAGCCGCTTCCGGCCTTGGTGGTGGGGCTTCACTAGGAATCAGTGGTGGGACTTTAGCCACCATTCTTGAGTTCTCTAGCTGAGCCTGAAGGGCTTCGTTCTGCTTGCGAAGTTCCGAGGCTTCCATAGACGCCTGCGTCATCTTCTTGCGTGCATTCTCATAAGAGGCTTGCGCATTCTGAATACGCTGTTGCGCATTCTTAATACTCACTCCATCAGTCTCGAAGTTTTCTGAATTGTCCTCTTCAGATTCTGTTGCAGCTGCCGCTACCTCTTCATCTGCGTTGGGTTCATCCGCCTTGGATTCTTCTGGTTCAACCACTTGGGTTTCAATTTCATCAGCGTTGGCTTGCGCCTCTGCTTCTTGAGCTGCTTCAACCTTGTCCGTTTCGGGGGTTGCTGTAGCCTGCTTTAACGCCTCATCGGCTTCCGCTTCTAAACGGTCTATTTGCTCTGGTGTCACTTGCTCTCTCCGCAATGATGGGTATCAGGCCGATCCGCGCCTTGTCCTGTTCGGGGGGCACTTCTTCGGGAATTCCTTCACCCGCTCCAATTCAGCTGGGGCAAAATTGCTTATCCAGCCAGAAAAAAATAAAGCTATTTGTTGAGGAGTGTCTGCGCGGTTTCTTCGATCTGCAGCAGCTTACGAAGCACCGCACATTCACCTTGTAACGTGCGATAAGCACCAAGGTCGTGAGGGTTCGTCTCCATGTCTTCCTTCGCAATGTCATACATGCGTTGGAGGTATTCTTTGAAGCGACCCCATTGATCGGGGTTGCTATATGTGAGGTACATGACAGCTTCAACTTCTGATCGCTGTAATTGTTTTCGATTCATTTGGTTAGCCCATATTGCTTAGCCACAAGTCGGACATAACCTGCATCAAGTTCGATGGCATCAAGGAATAGAGCATCGGGACACTGCAGGTAATCCCATGCACTGTCCTGAATGTTTGGTTTGATGTGGGCTAAATCCGCCACCGCCTGCTTAATGACAGCAAACGCTAGGCGATTTTCTGGGAGACTGAGTTGCAGTCCTTTACGAATGTGTTTAACAGCTAGCTCAGCTCTAATCACCTTGGATAAGGTGTAAAACTTTTTAGGATCACCACCTATACTGAGATACCAAAGATCTGGTTCGTATCTTTCAGTATGGTATTCCATACATTACTGACTAAACCCATCTGGGGTCTTGCCTTGTTGTACAGATTGAACTGTCTGAGCCGCATATGCCCTGTCTCGAGCAGCTTCTGCCTCT